ATAATCAAAGCAACCCCAGCTGTGATTACGCTCGGGTAAAAATAAAGATCTTATCATTGGTCCTAGCTGCTTGTTTCTCGCTGGAATTTGCTGGAGGTTTGGATTCGAGTATGAAAATCTTCCAGTAACGGTTCCACCTCCCGATCCTCGAATTGGATTAATATCTGCATGAATTCTGCCTCGATATTCATACTTAATGATTGTGTCGATAAAAGTTGTGTGCGCCTTGTTAATTTCTCTAGCTTTTGCTATCTTCTGAACTAGAGGATGTTTATGAGTCGAAAGAAAATTTTTAGTAAAGGAAGGAGCTTGTGTTTTTGCTGTTCTCTCGTAAGGTAAATTCAGTTTTTCAAAAACTTTGGCAATGGACCGTGCAGCCCATATTTGAGCATCTATTTGTGTTTCTTTTTTTATTTCTTGCAGCAATGTTGTTTCTTGTCCAAGTAATTTTTCTTTCATTAAGTGAGCTCTTTCAATATCTACGCGCACGCCTTTAATTTTCATATCAATTAGACAAGGAAAAAGATCTGTTTCTAATTTGAATATTTCAGATAAATTTTCTTTCTTTATTTCTTCGCTTAATAAATTAAAAAGTCTTAAAGCTAGTTCAGCATCTTTTTCTGCATAAGTTCCTACGTCCATAGCAGGAAGTTTATACATTTCTGATTTAGGATCGACGCCGGCTTTATCGGCTGCATACTTTAAAGCAGATTCATCCTTAACTTCTTTAAGATAATCATAGGCTACGCTGTTTAGTTTATAAGAAAATCTATTTTCATCTATTAAAGACGCCATAACCATTGTGTCCACAATAGGTCCATTGATATTTATACCATAAGCTCTTAGCCAACAAACATCATACATGGCATTGTGAAATATTTTAGTAGAAGGTAGGGCACAAATTTCTCTTACCCAGTCCATGACATTACGTTCATCGAAAAAATTACCTTGCTCGTGACCAAAAGGAAAGTA